AATGAGAACCTAGTATTACCTTCTAGGTCGAGGTTCTCAATTCTCGGATCTCATGGGTACCCTCGCGGTACCCTGAAAAAGATTAAATGGAGGACCCTCATGGGTACCCTTGTGGTACCCTCCTAATGTAATTGGGAATGATAAGACAGTTATGTTTATGCGTCCAACTACAACTAAAGGTTGGAACAAGTATTGGAAAGCAACTGTAACCAAGTTGATTATGGAACCTGGTCAATCAACAGAGATATCAGTTGCAGGTCCTAAGGGAGTTGAATATGATTTCAACAAGTTTTATAAGGATGGAGTGTTTCAAATTAACCAAAAGATGGCTCGTGTTTGTTTTGCTGTAGTTCGTAATTGTCTCGGGTCAGCTACGCTAGCCACAGTAGGTAGGTATGGAGCAGTTGGTTTAGCTGCGACTCAAGTTATTTATGAAGTGAAACGATTTACTAAGATTCGTATGCCTGACGAAACTGGATTTCAATATCCAGCTGTATTTGCAGGTAGTACAATGCAAAAGAACAATAGACGACGTGATGGATACATTATGCGTAACTGGGCTGTTGCTATTGCAGGTGTTCAAGAAATGGTGGTTGAAGTTAATCCAACAGTTGTATATACTCCTGCTTAATAAAAATATTTTTGAGAATTTGAGAACCATCCTTGTGTGACGCTGAGAACGATGTGACATGTATCAACAATACACACTTTATAGTTAGCCCAGTGCAACGTAGGCCGGCAGGCCGTTGTTAATGTATAGTCTCAACATCATAACTACGATAGTGCGACCTAGAAGGACCAAAGGTTCGATTTTGAAAAATGAGAACCTAGTATTACCTTCTAGGTCGAGGTTCTCAATTCTCGGATCTCATGGGTACCCTCGCGGTACCCTGAAAAAGATTAAATGGAGGACCCTCATGGGTACCCTTGTGGTACCCTGAAAAAGATTAAATGGAGGACCCGCATAAGATGAAACATGTTATGACAAACGTTTGATTAAATGACGCGGGTCTGTCCGTGTCTGTTTTGATCTAAATGAAAAAAAAAGATATAAATAGCTGGGGTATTTGGGAGTAATTAATTCAAAAAATGGTACCTGAATGGCTCAAGCAAGACAAGGAATATTCTGGATGCTCACCATCCCGCAACACTGCTACGTCCCCTATCCTAATGAGCGGGATCTGCAATGGTCCCGTGGACAGTTGGAAGAAGGAGAGGGAGGATTCTTGCATTGGCAGATGCTTGTCGCCTTCCGGAAGAAGAAGTCTCTCCGGGCTGTTCGAGTCCTGTTCGGACCATACCACGCCGAGCTCAGCCGAAGCGATGCCGCCGCGGAGTACGTATGGAAAGAAGACACCCGAGTGCCAGGAACGCAGTTCGAATTTGGAACCAAACCGATCCAAAGGAACTCAAAAATCGAGTGGGATCGAATATGGGATGCCGCCCAAAAGGTTTTCACAGCGTTTTGATGACCAGGGAAATATTATGGAGATCCCAACCCATATACGCTTTCAAAGTTATCGAACTATCCGACAAATTGGTGCAGACTTTGCGAAACCAGTTGGAGTGGAGCGATCTTGTAATGTATTCTGGGGTCGGACTGGGACTGGAAAGTCTCGCAAAGCTTGGGCAGATGCGGGAATGGACGCTTACCCTAAAGATCCGCGGACAAAGTTCTGGTGCGGCTACGAAGGCCAAGCAAATGTTATTATCGATGAATTTTGTGGAGGTATCGATATCTCACACATGCTCCGCTGGCTTGACCGCTATCCAGTCATTGTGGAAATTAAAGGAGGAAGCCGGTGCCTCAATGCTTCCAGTTATTGGATCACGTCAAACGTCGATCCCCGGAACTGGTACCCCGAAGCAACGCAAGAACAAAAAGAAGCGTTGCTAAGAAGATTGAGAATCACTCATTTTGATGGTTTATAAATAAAAAACTTTGCCAAATGGAATTTATAAGTGGTTTATCCGGAGCAGCATTAGGGTACATTCATGGTGATACAAGAGGAGCTATAAAAGGATATAAGTATGGAAGAAAACTTTACCAAAATAAACAACAACGCATGCCCCCAATCAGAACTGCATCAACTCCAAGAAGTCGCCGATCAGAACGACGACGAACAGCTGCATCGTTTCCTACTCCAAGTACAAGAGGTATGCAAAGTACAAGAGGCAGTACAATGTCACGTCGATCGTCTATGGCTTCGACAGTTGGTTCTCGTAGTAGCAATTTTAGTGTTAGTAGTGAAGGAAACGTACGTGATGTTAAACGGACTGTGAAAAGAAAGAGAGGAGTAACGTTTAAGAAGCCAAGGAAAGTTCGAGTTAGCAGGGATTTCCGAGAGAAGGTCAAAAAGACACTATCATCATCTATGATGTATGGGATATATGAAGATGTACAGTATGGTGGTATGCAACCTACGATAAACAATGTTCAACTAGTGCATACGTTTCCTAACGCATCAGGTGGGTATAACTTTGATCCCATCTATGTGCTAAGTTGTGCTTCTTCTTTATTCAACAACAAGACTCCTACTCGTGTTCCAGCATTAGGAGATGCGAACAACTTTGATCCATCTAAAACAAAGATTGAAGTAGTCGATAGTTACACAGTTTATCGGTTTAAAAATAACTCAACGTATCAAGTTGAAATAGATTTTTATGAATGTGCTCCGAAGATAGTAACAGAACTGATTAGTCCTGTTAATACGTGGGACGATGCATTGGTAACTGACACATTAGCAGCTCCAGAGAGTGGACCGAATGTAATTGGCAATGATAAAACAGTTATGTTTATGCGTCCTACTACAACCAAAGGATGGAACAAGTATTGGAAGGCAAGTGTTACAAAGTTGGTTATGGAGCCTGGTCAATCAACAGAGATATCTGTTGCAGGTCCTAAAGCAAAAGAATATGATTTCAATAAGTTTTATAAAGATGGTTTGTTTCAGGACAACCAGAAGACAACCCGTGTGTGTTTTGCTGTTGTTCGTAACTGTTTGGGTGCAACAACACTTGCAACAATTGGTAGATATGGTGCAGTAGGTTTAGCAGCAACTCAAGTTATATATGAAGTTAAAAGATTCACCAAGTTACGTATGCCTGACGAAACAGGATTTCAATATCCAGCAGTGTTTGCAGGTAGTACAATGCAGAAGAACAATCGTCGTCGTGATGGATACATTATGCGTAACTGGGCTGATGCTTTAGCTGGTGTTCAAGAAATGGTTGTAGAAGTTAATCCAACTGTTGTGTATACACCTGCTTAAAAAAAAAAATTTGCTTAATAAAATACATTGTTAATGAATACAATACGTTTATAGTCAGCACAGCGCAGCGTAGGCCGGCAGGCCGTTGTTAATGTATAGTCTCAACATCAGACTACGACAGTGTGACCAGTAATAACCAAAGGTTCGAATGAGAACCTTACTATTACTTACTGGTCACGGTTCTCAATTCTCATTCTCAAGGGTACCCTCGCGGTACCCTAAAAAAGCAAATGGAGAACCCTTAAAAAAAAAAAAAGATGAAACGTTTGATGACACAGATGAAACGTTTTATTAAATGACGACCCATGACCATTCTGATCTAAATTAAAATAATTTGTATAAATAGCGAAGGTATTTGAGGGAAAGTATTTTAAAATGACACCTGAATGGCTGCAAGACAAGGAATATTCTGGATGCTCACCATCCCGCAACACTGCTACGTCCCCTATCCTAATGAGCGGGATCTGCAATGGGCCCGCGGCCAGTTGGAACGAGGTGAAGAGACGGGATACCTCCATTGGCAGATTGTCGTCGCCTTCCGGCAGAAAAAGTCACTTCGAGCTGTTCGACTCCTGTTCGGACCATACGACGCAAGACTTACGCGATCAGCAGCCGCCGATCAATATGTGTGGAAGGAAGACACCCGAGTCGAAGGGACACAGTTCGAATTTGGGATCAAACCCATACAAAGGAACAGCAAGATCGAATGGGATCGAGTATGGGAATCCGCCCAGAAGGGAAATCTTATGGAAATCCCAGCCAGTATACGTGTTCAAAGTTATCGGACTCTCCGACAAATTGGTGCAGACTACGCGCAGCCAGCTGGAATGGAGCGATCTTGTTATGTATACTGGGGTCGTACTGGGACTGGAAAGTCTCGGAAAGCTTGGGACGATGCGGGAATGGACGCTTACCCTAAGGATCCGCGGACCAAATTCTGGTGTGGCTACCAAGGCCAAGCAAATGTTATTATTGATGAATT